AGCTTGAGCATCTTGAGCTGCTTCGAAGGTCCAGTTAGCAGACAATTTTCTGCTCTTTGCTTCTACAGTTTGCTTCAAGATTTGGATTGATAGTTTTTTACCACCTGTACCTTCTAAAGCTGAAGTGTTTCCTGCTTTAGTAGATGAATTGTCGCCAGAATATGCTTCTGCGATTTTGAAAGGTGATAAAGCTTCTTCACCAGCAACGGTTGTAGTTGTACCGGCTGATGCTTCAGCATATCTTACTCTTAATGTGTGGATTTGTCCCACTGGGCCAGTCATTGGCTGCACGCCCACTAATTCGTTGGCGATAACAGTTGGCATAACCCGTCTTATTACTGGTAGAATTACTCTGTTTAGAGTGGCAACGTTGCCTGCAGAAGTAGCTCCAGTTGATGCTGATTCATTGATATACTTTCTAGTATTTTCAAGAGTCACATCCATAACAGATTTTCTGTTACCTTTTAGCCCTTCTAACAATGCTGCTTTCGTTTCTGACCAGCGTGCTTCTGTTAGTTCTGACATTTTATTTGTCTCCTATTTGTTTTTGTTTATAAACCGGCAAGTCTTCTGATAGCAAATATATTGCTGTCAAACACCTGTCTAACGTTAGTTTGTGTCTTGTCGCCTGTTATTTCTGTGCCTTCTTTTAAAGCCTGCTTCTTCGCTGGTGCTGCACCGCCATTTATTACTGATGGCATGTACTTGTCAAAAGCTGATCTTAATTTTGCTGTTTGAACTGATTCCAGTAAGTTTTTCATTATTTCTTTTTGCTCAGAGTTAAGAGGAGCTGTGAGCTCGCCAATAACTGCTGATCTCTCTGCTGCATCTTTTGCTGATTTGATTTCGGCATCTTTGGCTTCAATCAATTTAGCGTTCTCTTGTGCAGCTTTTTTCGCATCTTCTATTTGTTGGTCTTTGATCTTGACCACTTTTAAAAGTTTAGATGTTTCAGATTTTTCATTCAAGTAGCTCGAAGCATACTCTTCTGAAAATGTCTCAAACAATCTGCGTCCAAAGTCATTTTTACGAGCAGAATCAATGTCTTCTTTCAGCTGGCCAATTTCTTTGGTAAGAACTTTGCTCACTGTGTCAGATACCACTTTAGAACTCTTTTCGATAAAGGTCTTGCGAACTTTAGCAAAATGTTCTTTGGCTTCTCTGATCAGACGTACTTTGGTTTCTGCTAGGTCTTGTTTGTCTTGATGAAACTCTGCTATTTCTTTAGATAGAGCCTCTACCACAAACTCTTCCAGTCTGCTGAAATTTTCAGACACGACTTTCTGATCTGCGTGTAGTTCTTGGATCTCCGCTGCGAGTCTTTCAAACACAAAATTTTTCAATGATTCTGAATGTTGTTTCATGTTCACTGCGTATTGTGCTGTCTGATCTGCCAACTGTTTGCGATCATCTGCAAACTCAGCAATCTCAGCTGCCAATTTTTCTGTAACAAGTTTGTCCACAGCGTCAATCATTTGCTGCTTGTCTTGTGCATATTTCTTGGCGAACTCTTCGCGTAGTTCTGCTGTGGCTGCCACTTTGTTTTCTTCCACTTTGGCTGCCCAAGCTGTTTCTATTTCGGCTCTGATCTCTTTGGAAACAACATTGTTTTCAAAAAGCGATTTCAGTGCATCTAACATTATGTTTTCTCCTAATTAGTTTAACGGAGTTTACTGATGATATTCACCAGTTGTTCCTTTAAGTATTCTTGTGCCTGTGTGTCCCTTGCGATGTTTAAAGCTCTATAACCACCTTTGTTGTTCAAAAGATGTTCATAAATTGGTGTAGGATAGGCTCCCGGAGCTGACGGTTGAGCCACTATGTCCACAGTGATGATTTCAAAATCACTCACTTGTCCAGACCCGTCTTCTTTGACGTTGCCTGATCCACGCGATGAAACTCCCAGTTTAACTCCGCTTTCCAGCATAGTTTTAACTAGTAGTCCCATCGGCGTAGGTAATATTTTTAGTTTGCCATGACCATTTGGGCCATCCATCCACATGCCTGACAGCATGTGACTCACACGGTCCAAATTGATATTAAGTCCTTCTGGATGATCCACTTCGCCCAACACTGAATAACCACCTTTGATCTGATCGTTGAGTGTGTTGACAGCTCTACTGATTTCACTCACAGGATACACTCTTTGATTGGCGTTTTTGACACCACCTTGAATGCAGATACCTTTCATGTAAAGGCTCTTGCCCCCGTTTTTGTCTTCTGTAGACTCCACGACCAAACCTGCTTGGTCGAATGTCAATGTTTCGCGTAATGTAAACATCTTATACTTTATAAGTCCTTAACCTTACTTCTTGTTAGCCAATATACTTTTTGTATTGTCTGACTTGTCAGCAGTTTCTGGTCCTTTGGCTTTTGCCAACTTGATAGATGCGCCTGGCACGTTTATGTTGCCTGCGTCATTTTTTTCAGCTTTAGGAGCTGGTCTACCTTTTTCTTCTGAACCAACGAAATCAACAGCTTGCGCCATGCCTTTCGCTTGCTTAGGAGTTGGAGATTTTGCGTTGTCATCATGGTCAGCATGTTTCACTGCCACTTTGTCCACGTATTCTCTCATTCTTTCTCTGTCGCTTTTGATTTCAGATGTTGCTGGTTGTGCAGCTACTTTGGCAGTGGCCACTGGTGCTACTACTTCTGCATCTGGTTGAACTTCAGTTGCCACAGCTTCTTTTTCAGCTTTTTCTTCGCCTTCGCTGTCTTTGTCGCTGTCGTTTGACATTAATTTTTCAAACTCAGCTTTTAGTTCTTCCACTGCATCTTCTAAATCAACGATTTTGTCTTCCATGTCTGCAGCCGCAGGTTTTTCGTCACCTTTGTCTTCAGCATCTTTGTCGTCTTCAATGTCCGCAATCATATCGTCTGCGGCATCTCCGCCAACTTCAGCAGTCACTGGAGTTACTGCTACTGGAGCAACTTCTTGAGTTGTTTCAGCGGCAACTTCTTCAGTAGATTCTTTTTTGACTTCTTCTTTGTCTTTTTTAGAATCTTCTTTGTCTGCTTTTTTCATTTCTTTGTCTTTTTTTGCTTCTTCCACAGGGGTTTCTTCAGTTGAAGTTTCTTCCACTGCGATATCAGCAAGGTCTGTCTCTAATAAATTTTCGTAGATCGAACGTGACTTTTCAACCACTATTTCGTGAAATAGGGCTTCAGCTCCGGCTCTGTCATCTGCGGTAAGTTTTTCAAGCATTTGCTCGAATTTATTGTTTGAGTTGTCTGACATTTGTATGTCTCCTTGACGGTTAGTTGTTTTGATAAGGCTGTCTGCTTATTTAACAAATTTAGTCAAAAGTGGGCAGATATAGGTCGATTTTGACTAATTTTGCACAGGTCGGGGTCTACAGAATGCATTGCGGAAGTCACTCACTATCATTTCGGAATAGTTGTGAAAACGGGCAAATTCTTCAGCTTGAAAGCCTTTGCGGTCATCCTGCACCACCCTTATGTATTGATTTTTGGGGTTTTTCTGTATCACAATGCTGGTTTGACGCAGCCAATTGCCGTGATATGTGGCTGGATCTGTGTTTTTGCGGTAGTTGCGAGTGCTGCCATAGAGGTTGTTGAGTTTGCCTTCGCCTGTGCCCACATAGTCAAAACCCAGTATGTAAAATGTTCTGTGCTCATGATGAGTGGCCAACCACAGCGCTGTGGGACCTGAACTCCATCCTTGACTGGGTTTGAAAAAGTTTAAACCTTTGTATTTCTCCATGTTTTTGTTGGGATTGGTCCACACAGGATGTTTGAGCTGCCAGTTGTTTTCACAGATCTCTGTGACCATTTTGGCATCCACTGCCACCAAAAAATCCGGAGTGAACTCCCTGTACAGTGCATTGCAACCATAGATTCTGCCCCATTCACGCAAATAATCCAATGGTATATTTTTACGACTGAGACCATTGCCCAGCACAAAAGCAATGTTGTCTTGCAAAGCAGGTCTTGGGTGAGCGGGTGTAGGAGTGGGTGTAGGAGTGGGTATGGCAGCGGGTGTGGGCATGGGTTGTCCAGTTTTCATGGCTCTCTGCCGTGCTTTGCTTTGAGCACGCTGATGTTTGAGTATTCTCCACTCATCTTTGGTGTATAAGGATTTGTCCAATTTGGCCATGGGGTGGCTGCGTTAGTTAGGCTGCGGGTTGACTGCTGGCAACGCTGTACATCTGTCTCACAAACTCCAGCTCTTTTTGTTGTTCGTTGTTGTGGAACTCACTGGCTTTGCGAGCACGATTGATCTGTCTCAAGGTCAAACGAGTTTTGCGTGTGTCTGTGACACCAATAATGGACTGATCATACTGGGGATCATACATTTTGTGATCCGCAGTGTTCATGTCATTTTTGTCAAAATAGAAGATTTCACGCAATTGCATGAAATTATTTATGCTTATGTGGTGGGTGTTTCGCCTGGAGTGGCAGCGCCTGCTGCGCCTGTGTCAGTGGGCTCCACTGGGGCAGTGGTTTCAGGTTCTTGTGATGCTAAATCTTGCTGTATGTTGGCAGATGTGATGCCAGCACTTCTCATTTCGGCAGCAGATGTGGTGGGTTTCACTTTGAATTTTTCGTCATTTTCTTCACGCCATAATCTTTCATTTTCAGACAATTCGTCTGCACTCATGCCCAAAAATCTCATCAGTGCATATCTGTTGCTGATGTAGGGCAGTGCTGCCACTTGACTGAATGTTTGGATTCTGTTGTTGTCCAATTCTGCCTGTCTGTAAGATGCAAAGTTTTGAGGAGTTTGAAACTTGATGTCAAACATGCTCACATCAATGTTCACACCTTTTTCCAATAGATATTTTTTAAAATCGTTGTTGAATTCATCTGACACCAAGTTTTGTAATCTTTCACAATAGTTGTTGAATCTCAACTCCTGTATGTAGGCAGTGCCCACTCTACCGTCTGTGTACTGTGCATTGCTGTCATCTGGACCTGTGGGCAAATATGAGCTGGGAATACGCAGTCCACGCAACAGTTTGTTGGTGAAGTATTTCAAATCATCAATTTCGCCAAGATTGGTACCGCCTGGCAATGTTTCCACTTTAGATCCACGACCTTCTGCTGTTTGTGGGAAGAAAAAGTCTTCATTGATGGATAATGGATTGTAGGCTGAATCTATCACATTGGTTCCACCGCCTGTGCTGGATGGAATACGTCGCTGATGAATTTCTGTTTTGACTCTTTCCACAAACTGCATGGCCAAGTGGCTGGGCATGTTGCCCACGTCCACATAGAACACACGTCGCTCTGGAGCTCTTTGCACCCTGTAAATGATGATGGCATCTTCCAACAGTTCTTTCTGTTTGTACACTTTGAATATGGACTCTAATAAAGAATTTCCAAATGGAAAATTGTTGTCCAAGCCTTCACTCAAACTCAAATGTATCACGTGTTCAGCGTTCACAGCGATTTCTTTAAGATTGGTGGTGAATCTTGTGCCGGTTAGTTCTGGGCTCATGCCCACCATGCCTCTGACTCCACCAGTCAAATAGCCAGCACCGCCTGCTGTGACATTGCCTGTGGTTTGAAATGGAGTGGTGGCAATTAAATCTTTGAAATTAAGATTCACATCTCTGATCACGTACTGCTCAGGCTTTTTGCCTTCGGATTCATTCACTATGATCCTGCTGACTTTGGCTGGATCCACATGGAACCAACGTTTGGTTTCAGGATCTTTGATAAAAAAAGCATCACCGTACTTGAACACATTGCGGAAGATTCTAAAAACTCTCTTGTTGAAATTGTTCAGTTTGCACCACTGTTGCAGATACTGTCTTAGAATGGTCATTTCTGAGTTGGTGGCTTTTTGTTTGAAATCCAGTTTAAAATTGGTGTCGTTCTGTTTGTTGAGTTGTGAGCAAAATTCAGCCAAGATGTCCAGAGCAGCATTCACTTCAGAATCCATGTCCATGGTGTTGTACTGGCCATATCTCTCCACTCTGTTGGGCGATCCTGAATACACA